CACATGTAGTTTCCGCTAAAAGCCATATCAAAGTCTCCTGATGAGTTCGGCTAGGTCTTTTTGCCCCGCATCACACAGAGCGTTGTAAACAGTGGTTCGGTCGCTTTTTATGGCTTCCTTCATGTAATAGACAAGGAGCTTCCTAATGTCGGCTCTAAATGCCTCTGCCTGCGCCCGGACTTCTGGGGCGGCGCTTTCTGCTATTGAGACAATCTTATCTAGACATCTCTCAGCAATTTCTTCTGGGGTAAACCCTCTGTTGGACGTTGTTTGCACAAACACGTTCCCAACTGCGGCGTCAATCATCCTCTAGGCTTCCTTACTTCTCCGGAGCGATAGCTGTCTGTGGTGCTATATCCCTCGCCCAACTGTTCTAACTTGCCGAGCGCCTCCATGTACCGTTGCACATACAGTTGCATCAGGTCTGGGTCGCCCTTCAGGTAGGTGTACGCCTCAACAAGACAACCATAAAGTAGCGTTGACTCGGCGTTTGTGCCCAGCCAGCTAGTGCCGCTTGTCGTCGTTGTGATTGACTCGGGCTTGTGGAAGTAATGTAATTCAGCATTGTATGCCGCGTCCGGAGTTGGCCCAAGAATAAACGCAGTTCGGCTAAATATGCCGTAATACTTGGGCGCCCCAGTGGTTGCCGAGGATGGATACGCCTGACGGATAAAGTTTACATCCTTGAATATTAAGTAATCGTACCCGGAGTTGTCGATTGACAAAGAATACGGAGTCAAAAAATCTGAGGGCATAACCAAATACTGGCTACCTGCGGCAACAGACCCTTCCACGTTCTTGCGGAAATCGGGCAACTGCACCGTCTTGAGAATCTTATCCTCGGCCTGCTGGATAATGGTCGGCAGGTTGTTGACAAAACTAGTCTCATTAGACTCAACATAGTCCTGTATTGTCTGCTTCAGGGTGGTAAAAGTGAATGCCATTAGGAAGTCTCTACCGTTACGCGCCCAACCAAGCCCGCCATGTCAAGCCCCACAGTCCGACTGCCAAGAGCTGTATTGCCACCACCAACGGGATCAAAGGCAGACAAAGCGCGACTTTCGTCAAGTGAATTGTCAGGTCTAGGGTATCTAAGAGCTTGGGCATCACTCGCATTGACATCTCCTAATTTTAATTGAGGCTGATCTTGATCGACCACGTCACGACCTACTAACAGGCCATTCCAGCGCCCATCTTCAATCTGTCTTACCAGATCCCTTAATGGGTAGCGAAATCCGGTTCGGTCACAAAACCCGTAGGCGTGCTTGCCGGTTACATAGCTACTCATAAATTATTGTAGCCCCCCGGCGCCATGTATAGAGCCGCTTTTTCGCGAGAGGCATCCGCCGCTAGGTTCCACTGCTCTTCATAGACCTGCTTGAGCGCGGGCGCAATGGCCATAGAATCAGGCTTTTTGCTGGCAACGTAGTACGCCAGACCAGCTACGAGACACGGGAGATACCTCGCAGGCACATCCATGTTGTTGGATGCTGGCTGACCAGAGTCTTCAATTCTGTCTAGGTAGTAGTAGGCGAATGTATAGCTTGTGGTGGCATCGGGCACGGGCCAGAAATGCACCGTAATCCCCGTAGGCTTGCGCTCAATGTAATATTGCAACGGACGGCCTTGCGTTAGCTTGTTCGTCTGATGGGCATATTGGCTCACCGAGATCCGTTGCATAGTCAGATCAGATTGTCTTGAAGTGTTGCCCGCGTCTGTGCGCAACAGCCCTTCTATTATGTCTAACTTTTCAGATGTAAGGTCGTATGACGACGTTCCTGCAACAAGAGCCAAAGTGGCGTCTCGCACCGTCCAGAGATTAAGACCCCTGTTTTGCCATTCAAGCATGAGCAGATCAATGCTCCTACGAGCAGTTTTGTAGTCATATCCACTGCGCAGTTCGGAGCCAGCACGCTCAAACGCCTCTTCCATTATATCTGACAAGTCCAGAGTAAAACTTGTTGTCCCGCTAGTTGCCATCTAAACAACTACCCCTCTAGTCTTCCCGCGCACGGCAATGCCATTTCTGCACTTAGCCTTGGGGATCTTGCCCCCGTTTGACATTCTTTTTTGCTTGCATCCGGGTGCGTTCTTGACCTGCTTTGCGGTTTGCGCTCTGCTAATTGCCATCTAGCTACCCTTCTTCCATTTTTTGGATTGTGACTGAGTTTTGCTCGGACTCCATTTCGTCTTATCCGACCAATATGCCGCAGACATTTTTCCCTTTTTAATGTTTTTTGCATGACGCGACTTAAACGCCTTGCGCTGTCCGACAGTCTGATTGGTTTTTACGCCTTGCTGGCCGAACCTAATAATCTTTTCTTTGCCGCCCTCGCATGCTTTTACGATGTGCGACTTCTTTGAGTGACCGGGAGTTCTTTTTGGCTTGTTACAGGCCATAGCGCCTTTATCAACGCGACCGCCCTTCTTGTAATAGAGTCGCATTACTTACGGTGCCTCGCTGTCTTTTTGGCCACCTTCTTTGGCTGGCTAGAGTGCTGTTTGCCCTTCTTAGTGTCGGCCCGCTTTTTGCGGCTAGTTGCGGCGTACTCCTTTGAGGACAGCGACTTTATTGCCTTTTCTGGCAAATAACGCTCACCCGTGGCTTTTTTGCCTTGGGTGCTAGGCTTTCCAGACTTTGTGGACCACTTCTGCTTGGTCCACTTTTTCAGGGACTTTTGCGATTTTTTCAACGCCATCAGTCTTTGTAGCCGCCGCCTGCGGACTTGTATTGCTTTGCCAGCATCTGGGCCTTTCGCGCAGACCATTGTCCGGGCTTGCCACCTTTGCCACTCGCCTTAATCTTGTTGAATAGGCGTTTGCGCATGGATGGTTTGGTGTAGTTCCCAGCTTCATTGACCTTCGACTTTGTCTTGCCGCCCTTTTTGTAGTAAAGCCGCATTAACCGTAATTCTTCTTTAGCACAAGGACCACGGAGTAGGTGTCGCCGTTGCTCGCTCCTGTCGTGGTAAACAGAATGTCGCCTGTCTTACCAGAGGCGGCGGCTGTATTTGGCAGGCCAACAAAGTCCGAAAAGTCCAGAGTGTCGCCATAATCAGCAATCAACTCCCACGCCAATACATTAGTTGTGGCGTCAAAGAAAATCTGGACTCCCATACCCTTCGTTGTATATTGGATACTTTCAATGTTAACACTCGTACACGCGCCCTTGCTGGCGGGGTCTGCGCTCAACGCAGATACGTCCACCTTGGCCACGGCGGCCTCACCTGAGCCATCGCTGACATTAGTGAAGTACATGATTGCTGTTCTTGGGCCGTCTTCAATAATCTGACTAGTAACTGCATCAGCCATCTTGTTCTCCTAAAAAGGGGCCGAAGCCCCGTTACGTTAGCTTAGGTTGATGTTCTGTTGATACAGAATAGTAAACCGCACTTCTCCAGCGTTTGTCGCGGCAGAAGCTGTTACGGTTAGACGGATGTCGGCAGTGCCGGTGTCTGCCCAAGCTAGAGCCGCACCCGCTTGAGTGGTTGGATACTTTCGGCCTGCATCAGTGCCGCTTGCGAAGGTATTTAAGATCGTAGCCGCGCCACCTACAGTGTCGCCGACGCTCAGGTTGGTTGTGGCATTTGCCGCTGTAACAATGTCAATCACACAGTCAATAATTTGAGAATTGGCCGGGATAACAACGTCCGTGACAGAGGCCGCAACTGCACCACCTGACAGATCAACAGAAAAAGTTTGTGCCATGACAACTTGGCCGGTGTTCTTTACATTAGAACCCAACGTGGTGCCGGTGGTGTCTTTGATGGTTCCAGCCTTAATCGGGCCAGAAAAAGTAGTAGTACCCATGAGGATCTCCTGTCTTGGGTGAGTCTAATGTTCCACATGGAACAATTAGTCAGGAAAGAAAAGGGGGCCGAAGCCCCCTGTAATTTAGGAAGTTCCGGGCGAGCCGTAGATTCCCAGAGGATCGGATACGCCGAAGCTGTATCGCTCACGAGCCTTGTACCGGACGTTACCAGTATCAAAGTCGCCATCCATTGAAGTCTCCAACGCAGTACGGTTGAAGTGCTTCATGCCGTTCGGTACATCGGTAATCAAGAAGAACGCATTCGTGTCAGTCAGGAAGTGATTGACAGAATAGCCTTCTGGGATTGATCCGTTGTTGCGAAGAGCATTGATGTCGTTGTCAGCCGTGCCAACCCGACCCTCAGTCTCAAGCAAACGAGTTGCTACAAACTGAAGCGAAGGTGGAACGATTAAACGACGGGGTCGAGCCGCGATCAGCAAGCCACGCTCATCAGTAAATGCCGCGATGTTAATCACTGCATCTTCCAAGGAGGTTTCATTCAGATCAGCCGCTACGGCAGGACGGTTGGCGTTAGTGCCACCGTTTACCAGCGGGTGAGCCGTGCTGAACAGCGTTACGCCGTCACCAGATTGAAAAGTCGTAAACCCGTTGTTGAGTGGGTTAGCCGACTTAACCTGCTTGGTGTGTGCCATAGCGCGAGCCAATGACTTGGTGTAGCGAGCAGAGAGAGAATCATAAAGATTATCTTCCATCGCCTCTTCAGTAATACTGAAGCCCAAGGCAATTGTTTCGTGGTTATAGCGAGCCGTAAACGACTCTTGCGCCGAGTCATAGCTGATGGCGGCGCCTTCAGCTTTAACTGGTGCGGCACCAAAACCGGACAGCTTTACTTCTTCTTCAAACGAACGCTCTGATGATTCAGTATCATAAATCATCGTGTGCTCATCGTCATACCGCTCATACTCCAATCCGAACAAGGCGTTCAGACCGGGGAGCAGTTCTTTCAGCATTTGTGCGCGTGAAATAGCCATTTCCTAGTTCTCCTTAAACGCCGAGCTTGGTTTCGTAGGCATGACTCAAGGGCAGGTACGTCACGATGCAATCGGTGAAAGCATCACCTACTGCACTGTTAGGACCGTCCACGAAGTCAATGATACGAAGCGGAAGCGTGTTGGTTGTTGCGATAGAGCCGCCGTCAAGAGCATTCTTGCTCCTGCCGATAGCCGTTGAGCCAGCCGTGCTGACAGCCGAGACGTTATTACCCAGACCAGTCTGAGCAATTGCCTCGTCACCCTGCATCTGAAACAGAAGCTTGGGGTCGTCAACAACGTATGCCACAGCATCTGACGCTACCGTGCCGGTAGGCCAGTACTGGTTGAAGGTTAGCTGACCGGTGCCGGGATCGGTGTAGGAACAGCCGACAAAAATGCCGACAGTGCCTGCCACAACGGAAGTCGTAACTGCCGCCTTTTCTACCGTACCAGCCGCAACCAGCTTAACGAAATCACCATAAAAGATGCTAGTGGCATAGCCAGACGCAACCTTTATATGGCGTACTTTTCCGGTGAAGGAGCCGGAAGCACTAAGCGTGCCTACGGGTTCCGCACCCATCGGAGTAGCTGATGTAGCCATTTTGATTCTCCATTACGAGAGTTAAAGGCCGGTGCCCCTCCGTTTTACAGAGGTTAGTTCCGACCAAATGTAGTCCGAGTTGACCGCTCAGGACTAAGAACGGGCATTCGGGGGTCACTTTGCTTGAGGAAGTTGTTGTCCACAGAATCCATCTGGGTTTCAGCCATGTTCTGAAAGTACTCTTCTCGTTGCTGTACCTTACCCTCTGGGGCTTTGCACAGTAACAAGCCGCCGATCTCAATGTTCCCTTCAAATCGGGAGTTGATATCAGACATAACTTCCATTTCTGGATGATCTTCAGATTTTACTGGAACCCATCCCTCTCTAAACTTCTGAGAGACGTTCGTGTTGTCTGCGTGGCCTAATGTGCTTGTGCGTACCCAACGGAACACCCACCCATCTATAGGGTCAGGAGTTGGTAATACGGAGGCTGGCATCCACGAATCGGATGGTCGTTGTTCAACTTCTCTGGACTCTGAGTCCCTTTTTGTGCGCTGTTCTGCCATGTTATGACTCCTTAATGAGCTGGTTGGCATATTGTTCTGCGGTTAACCCTAGTCGCTTTGCGAGAGCGAGTTGGGTGCGGCTCAACCTCACTTTGCGTGGTTTGGCACCGTTATTCCTAGAGGAAGGGGCCACCACCACGGAGGGGCTTCGGGAAGTCGAGGAAGGTTGTGCGCCCTTAGACGCTTCACCTGAGCCACTGTCTTCTTCGCCGAAGTAGTCTGGAAACCGTGACCGCATAGTGCGATCAATGGTCTCAAAGTATTCGTCTGAGTTGGGGTCAAAACCCTCGTCCCGAACTAATTTTTCATGCACGCCGTAAGCCAGCGCGGTCATATCTTTTTCTTGGCCAAACCAAGGATTTTGTTCTGACCACTGCACTGCCTTCGCCGTAGGGGTTGGCGGTGCTGGTCCAATTTCAGGCTGTTTAACCGGCCTTGCCGCTGGCTTAAACTGCTCTGGAGCCTGCTGGGGGCGATGTTGAAGATGGTTTAGCTGGTGGTCAGCAGACTTTAACTCTGACTGCGCATTAATCATTGCCTCCTGCGCTTCCAGAATCTTGTCTGTGTTACCCTCCTCATAAGCCTGTCGATAGCTATTCTTAGCTTGATCGACAGACATAGCCGCTCGCTCTCGTATCTGATGTACCAGATACTGCTCACCTTCCTGAATGATCTTGTGATACTGCTTGCTTTGCTCCGCATACTGTTGAGCAACCTTGATCGCCTCTTCGCGAAGACGCTCTGCCTCTTCCCTCTGGCGACGCTCTTCATGCTGTTGATAGCGGAGCTTATTAATTCTCTTTTTGACCTTGTCGGAGTAACCCTCTAGCTCTTCGTCACCACCTGAGTCTTTCTTGGCTTCCTTGGCGGGGGGGCGGCGGTCCTCTGCGGGCCGGTCATCTACCACCTCTACATCTATGTCGGAAACTTGACCTTCGTCATCCGGCTTTTTACCAATAACCGTTTTGACACCAAAAAACTTTTCTTCAGCAGTATGCTCCTGCTGTTCCATTTGCTCTTCACTCATACCTTTTCAATCCCCCTCGGGTCTTGTACAACTGCTTCGACGCTGTCGTCGTTGATTAGGCGAAACTCTTTCCCGTGGATCTTGAATCGCGTTCCACTATAGGATCGCATTAATATCCACTCGCCTTCTTCGCAATAGGGGCCATTTGGAAAACGACTTTCATCGTTGTAGGCATCTGGACCCATCTTCATGACAAAACCACAAATAGAACCGATCTCTTCGATATCCATTGTTTG